ACAAAGAATACATCAGATCATCAATGAAATTGCAGAAATATTAAAAGACTGATATTTTCCCTCTAGTGAAAGCTAGGGGGATTTTGTATGATTAGAAGAAAAGGGTGAAGAGATGGAAAAGAAATTAAGAGTCGTTTTAATGAGTACGTTGTTGATATCTTTAGTAGTAGTCACGTATTTTATTATATTTAATAGTTTTATAGAAATGTTTGATCTGAATCTGAGGGACACTCTTGCAATATTATCAAATATATTTAATCTTCTTGGAATTATTATTGCTGCAAGTGTAGCTATTTATGTAATGGATAAGAATCATAGAGATACTGATGCACGAGAAGATAAAAGAAAAAAAGATAATGATAATATTGAAATAAGAAAAGCGCAATTCAGAATACTTGACGCCGTTAGAACATGTCAAGTTTGTTATGCTGATATTAGGTTCTCCTACAATGAATATGAGATTTTAGATTTTAAATATATTGAAAAGATTAAGGATGTTGTTAGTGATATGAATGACTCTCTAAAACTAAATAAAGAATTAGCAATATATGATATTAATGTATATATAACACTAACCGAAACAACTACTAAAATGTTGGATGATATCGCAGATATTCAACAATTGTTGAATTCAAAGATAGTGTGGAAGGATGCAGGCATTATCGAATCGCTTAAAAGGATAAATAATAAAGGTTATGAATATCTGAAGAACAATTCAGTTTTTGATTTTAATCAAGACTTAAAAGTTTGATGCGAAACCTTTCTACGCTTACAAAACTTACAAATTTACATATCGTGACATAACCTATAATCCTAATTTAAAATGGGAGGTAGGTCGGAGCGTAGTACACTACAATCATTCAAAAACTTGTTTTTGTACCTCGCACTGCACGAACCTAACGGTTCTTCGTTTACTTTGCCATGAGTAATCTCCTTTCAAAGGATATGTATGGAAACCATCTAGCAATTTCTAGGTGGTTTTTGTATTATTAATGTATACATGTAAAGGGGATGAAGACGATGAAGATAGTAATGAAACGTAACTTTGGCATTAAATATCGTATAGTTGGACAGACAGAAGAACACCAGGATAACAATTTTCTATGTGTGGATGAAGAAGAAGTTAAAGAAAAAGCGATAATGCATTATAGAAAAAAGGGAATAGATATTGAAATTCTTGAAGTATATGAAGTTCATTAGCACTCACTTAATCGTGGGTGTTTTTTAATGCAATAAATTAACTGGATACTATGGATATATGATGTGAGAGTTAATGTTATAAAGATGTGTGTACAGCCATCCAGTTTATAAAAATAAATTGAAGCAATTAGCGTGTTAGGAAGTGATATATGAGATGGCAAATATGTTGAATAATGTTGATTTTAACGACTTTTTAAAACTTAGCGAAAAACAACAAGAATACATTAAAATCAAGAGTGAAACTCAATCTGCAGACAAAGTGATTGCTGAAAAACTCAACATTCATCAAAATACTATTTCGAGATGGAAAAAGTCAGATGAATTTATGAGAGGTTTAAGGGGTTATACTGCTGACCAAATAGAAAAAGTAGCGCCTAAAGCAGTAAAGCGTATGGTTGAATTAATGTACGCAAAATCTGAACTCGTATCATTCCAGGCAGCGAAAGATATTTTAGATCGTACAGGTTATGTACCGGTCGATAAGAAAGAAATCGAGTTAACGGGTGGTGTTGAATTTGTCGATAGTATCCCGAAAGAAGATTGATATAGCAGACCTTCTACCTAAACACTTCTATGACGTATGGAGAAAGACGTTTGACCCCTCTATCTTGAACGTTGTCTGTAAAGGTGGACGTGGTAGTGGTAAATCATCAGACGTAGCACATATCATGTTACAACTGATTATGCGTTATCCTTTGAATGCAGTAGTCATTCGTAAGGTAGATAATACTTTAGTTACTTCTGTGTATGAGCAGATTAAGTGGGCGATGGAACAACAACAAGTCACTCACTTGTTTAAGGTAATGAAGTCGCCTTTAGAGATACAGTATATCCCTAGAGGGAACAAGATAATATTCAGAGGTGCACAGAACCCTGAACGACTAAAGTCTTTAAAAGATAGTAGGTTCCCCTATGCGATTGCATGGATTGAAGAATTGGCAGAATTTAAGACAGAAGACGAAGTTACGACCATCACCAACTCTTTATTACGTGGAGAGTTGGATGATGGTTTATTTTATAAGTTTTTCTTTACGTACAATCCACCTAAGCGTAAGACAAGCTGGGTTAATAAGAAGTATGAAACAGTATTCCAACCCCCTAATACGTTTGTTCATCACAGTACATACCTAGATAATCCATATATTGCACAAGCGTTTAAGGATGAAGCAGAAGCACAACGTGTTAAGAATGAAAAGCGCTACAGGTGGGAGTATTTAGGTGAAGCTATCGGTAGTGGTGTCGTACCATTCGATAATCTTGAATTCAGAGAGATACCTGATGAAGAATATAATACATTCGATAATTTCAGACAGGGAGTCGATTATGGTTATGCTACTGATCCATTAGCATTTGTGAGATGGCACTATGACAAGAAGCGCAATACGATTTACGCGATGGAAGAAATCTACGGTGTGAAGATGAGTAACAAGAAGTTTTCGGAAAACATGTACAAAATAAAGGCAGAAGAACATCACACTATTTCAGAGGTATCTCCTAAAGATATCGATGAATTAAAATTTGAACATGGTATCTATAAAATTAAACAAGCTAAGAAAGGTCCAGGCTCAGTTGAGTACGGAGAAAAATGGCTTGATGATTTAGATGCGATTGTGATTGACCCGAAGCGTACACCAAACATCGCAAGAGAATTTGAGAATATAGATTACGAAACAGATAGAGATGGTAATCCTAAAGCGAGATTGGTTGATGTGGATAACCACACAATAGATGCAACGAGATACGCATTTGAAAATGATATGAAGAAAAGACGAGGCACTGGCTTTGGAAGGAGTGATTAGGTGTATCCGAACGAACCAACGGAAATGGAAAAGATGCTTGAATTTATCAAGCGAGAAGATGAAACAGAAAAAGAAATGCTGCAACGCAAAGTGAGAGAACATGAAATGTACCTGCATAAGTATTCGATTGGTCAAGAATACTACGAGAACAGGTCAGATATATTACGTTTAGAGCGTTCAGTTGGTGCTGATGGTGTAATCGACGAGAAGAAACCTCACAATCAACTAAGTGTGAACTATCAGAAGTTACTTGTAGATCAGAAAGTATCTTATGTGGCAAGTAATCCTATTTCAATCAAACATGAAGATAAGAAAATAGTTGATTTAATACACGAAACTTTAACAGATAGATTTGATGATAGATTAATCGACATTCTAACTGCTGCATCAAATAAAGGTGTGGAATACTTGCACATCTATATTGATGAAGATGGTGAAGTCAATACAATGCGTATACCTGCTGAACAATTCATTCCTATTTACAAAAATAGTGAGCGTGAAGAAATGCTTGAGGGTATTTGGGTGCGTATGCTAGACGGTGTGAAACGTGTGTCACATTACACAAAGAATGACGTTACGCATTATATGTATCATGGTGGACAGTTAGTACTCGATTATTACTTTGGAGAGACTAATCCTAGCAGTCATTTTGATGGTGGTAGTTGGGGTAGAGTACCATTTGTAGCATTTAAGAATAACTCGTTAGAATCGCCTGATATCGAAGATTACAAGACGTTAGTTGATGCATTTGAAAGACGTTTATCAGGATTAGCGAATACGTTTGATGAATCAACTGAAACGATATTCGTGCTTAAAAACTATGAAGCGCAAGATTTATCAGACTTCAAGCGACTACTTAGACATTACGGTGCTTTAAAAGTCGATGAAGATGGTGGTGTAGATACGATTAAGATTGATATTCCAGTACAGGCGACTAAAGACTATCTACAAGACTTGCATGAGAAAATTATTCTTACAGCACAGGGTATCGACTTCAACAGCGATAAATTTGGAAATAGTCCATCAGGTATCGCACTGCAATTCTTATTCAGCAACTTAGACTTAAAAGCGAAAAAGTTATCACGTAAGACGCATATAGCGATACAGGAAATCATCTGGTTCATTTTTGAATATCATAATATTAAAGCAGACTACAAAGAAGTGGAGATTACATTCAACTTCAACACGATGGTCAATGAATTAGAGAAAGCTCAAATTGCAGTACAATCAGTACCAATCTTAAGTAAAGAAACAATCATCGAAAAACATCCGTGGGTGAATGATCCAACAGGAGAATTAGAACGATTAAATGAGGGTTTACTTCCTGAGGGGTGATTAAATGAACTTTAGAGAAATATCACTTTTAATCGATATGTTAATTGGTCTACTTGAAAATGCGATACATCTATCATTTAAATCTCATGTAAAGAATGTTACTAACGCCATTAATAACGTTCTCGCAACGTATGACAATGATAGAGCAACGAAATACATTGAGTTAGAACAGTTAAAGCTAGAAATAAAACGATTGAATACAGAGCATTACAAAGCAATACAAGAGAAGATAGAACAATATAAAGTGTTGAGTTATATCCACACAAAGACACCCTCAGAATTCTTATTATCACAAATGACAGATGATGATATTAAATCAGTGATTGGTAATTATGATGAGTTACTTAAACACTTAGATAGTGAAGTGGATGAATACAAGTTATCTACAATCGTAAACAATCATATCAACAAGCTAACTGATGAATTGAGTGGTGTTGTTACTTCCAATGCATTGAATGACATCGATAACAAGCAGACGTTGCAAGCAGTCGAACATACGGTCGATAAATACAAACGACATGCACAGAACCTAGCAAATCTCGAAACAGGTAAAGCGCAATCACAAGCGAATATCGATATTGACGAAGAAAACAAAGAAAAGTATAAGCTACGTAAAATTTGGATCAGTCAACGAGATAAACGAGTACGAGAAACGCATATTATACTCGATACAACAGAAGCTGATAAAGATGGTTTATTTCACAGCAAACTTACAAAAACAAAAGGCTTAGCACCTCGCATGATGAAAGGCGCGCTTGCCATGAAAGAGAATGCAGGGTGTCGTTGTAGTGTTGGTTATCGTGTAAATGGTGTTGAATTACAACAGATGGACAAGAATCACATGTCTAAAGAACACCAGGCACTGTATGAGCGAACAAAATTTGACCGTTATCAAATGTGGTTAGATAAAGTGAGTGAGAATATCCACCCTGCATACTACGAACAACTCAGTGAAGGCATTGATTGGGATAGAAAGCAGATGCTTAAGAAGAAAAAGAATACAGTTCGAGATGATGCAACGAAATTCAAAGAGATGTTAGAGAATGGCTATCATAAAAAATCTGACGGCAGTTGGGGGTATTAATTTGAAAAGAATATATCCAAGAGAATGTTACAAATCATGGTTTCATTACCTGTTAAAAATACCTAGTCCTAGTAAAATTGCAGAGTGGTCACATAAACGAAATGCAGTTTACTTTAAAGATAAAGGTTTGGAAGTTTGGGTGCTCGATTCAAAAACAAATGGTGAAAGGTGCAGGAGATATGAGTAAAAATCAAGCAACACAAAAAATATTAAAAGCGTTTAAGGAAGACGAAAGCATTATAAGTGTAGAACGTAAAAACAACAGTGTTGTTGTCACTTACCAATTAAAAGAAGAATTACAGCAACCGAAAGAAGATACATCAACGTATACCGTTAAACTTGATAGTAAACAAGTATATAAAGTGATGAAAAATGCGGTAGATAAGTATAACAGAGAGTTGGAAAAAGAAACAAATAAACAAAATTACATGATTTGTAATTATATGAAAGATGGAATAGTTTTTGTTGCTAAACACATCATCATAGCTAATGAAAAAGATATGAAACAAATGAAAGAAAAGTTCAACGAAATTGATTGGATTGAAATCGAACTATAACCACCAGTCCTAGATACGACTATAAAAGGTCTATTTATTATGACAATAAACGCAAGAAAGGCGGTCATCCTTATCTCATTGTGGTGGTATTCTACACGTCCTAAGTAAGACGTTAAAAGGCTTATTTTAAATCTTCGTGGCGTTGCACGTAAAAAACGTAAAGAGGAGCGAATACAAATGGAATTAAAAACTTTATTAGAACAATTTAAGAATGGCGAAGTAGAAATGGACAAAGTAATAGATGCTGTAGACGAATCGAAAACAGGTATGGTGCCACGTTCACGTTTAAATGACAAGAACGCTGAAATCGATGAGTTAAAAGCTGAAATTGCTAAACGCGATGATCAGATTGTTCAACTGCAGAAATCTGTTACAGACGAGAGCGAGATTCAAACAGAACTCGACAAAGTAAAAAGTGAAAATGAACAGTGGCAAGAGAAATTCCGACAATCACAACTGAATAACGCAATTAAGTTAGCAGTCGCTAAAGAAGCGAATGACGCTAACGATGTTCTAACCCTTTTGAATAAAGACCAGTTAGAACTGAGTGAAGATGGCACAGTCAAAGGTTTAGAGGACGCTATCAACACTTTAAAAGAATCTAAACCATATTTATTTACACCAGTTAAACCTAAAGGCTACACACCTCCTGAAGGTGGGAATCCAACGTTATCAAAACAAGAATTTGACGCAATGTCTTACGCAGATAAAGAAAAGTTATACCAAGAAAATCCGGAAGTATTTAAACAACTAACAAACTAAAAAAGTGAGGTAATTAATTATGGCAACAACAAAACAAACAAATTTAGTAATTCCAGAGGTAATGGCAACAATTATTCAAGCAGAGTTAGATAAAAAAATTCGTTTCGCACCTATCGCAGATGTGGACACAACTTTAGTAGGTCAACCGGGTAACAAAGTTTCAGTACCTGCATACAAATACATCGGTGATGCAACTGTAGTTCCTGAAGGCGAAGCAATTCCATTAGACCTTTTAGAAGCTGTAAAAAAAGAAATGGAAATCAAAAAAGTTGGTAAAGGTGTAGAGTTGACTGACGAAGCAATCCTTGCAGCTATCGGAGACCCTAAAGGAGAAGCAGCACGACAAATCGCTTTAGCTATCGCAAACGCAATCGACAACTTCTTACTAGAAGCAGCAAAAACTACTACTGTTGCGCATGTTGGAGACGTGAAGTTAATTGACACAATCGACAATGCTATTGCTAAATTCGGAGACGAAGAATTAGAGCCTATGGTATTATTCGTTAATCCTGCTGACGCTGGCGCGTTACGTAAAGCAGCAGCAGATAACTGGACACGTCCATCAGATTTAGGAGATACAATCGTAACAACTGGAGTGTTCGGAGAATTATTAGGTGCAGAAGTAGTACGTACTAAGAAATTAGCAGTAGGTGAAGCGTTATTAGTTAAAAAAGGCGCGCTTAAATTATTCTTAAAACGCGATACTTTAGTTGAAACTGATCGTGACATCATCCGTAAAACAACAGTAATCACTGGTGACAAACACTTTGGTGCTTACTTATACAATGACGCTAAAGCAGTTAAGATTACATCAGCATAGGAGTGATTTAGATGGGAATTGGCACATTGAGACGTTCACAACGTGGTAATGTAACAACTCAAGAAAAGCTAGAACCTACACAAGATTTATCGAAGTTAAATAAAGATGAACTTGTAAGCCTAGCTAAAGAAAAAGAATTTGAATTCGATTCAAAAGCTACTAAAGCAGAATTAATCGAGTTATTGAAGTAGTAAAGGAGTGATGAAATGGCTGATTTTTTAGTAAAAAAACCGGTCAACTTGAATAAAGAAGGCATGAATTTAACTGTAGGCGATATTGTAGAGCTTACAGTAAAACGTGCTGAAGAAATTCAAGAGGATATACTCAAACAAAAAGGATACGAGAATTATACTAATGTATTTGAACGTATCAATAAGAAGTAGGTGATTACATGTTACCTGAAGATGTAAGACGCATAAACGAATGGCAAACAACACAATACGATGATGATAAGTTGTTGTATTTAGTTGAGGTTTACCGTGGATTAGCAGAGGAACATTGTAACACTGAATTTGTCGCACCCTTTCCGGAGGGTGTGCAAATCTTTATCGCAAAAAGTATTAAGTACGCTGATTTAGACTTTCTCTCAAGTAAAAGCATGGGTACTGTGAGTTATTCGATAAACAGCAATCTACCATCAACTCTTTACAGGACTTTGAAAAAGCATAGAAAGATGGTGTGGTAGATATGTTTAATATGTTCTATACACATAACATTACAGTTACACGATCATCGACGACAATCGACAAGACAGTCTATCCACCTAAAGAAACTACTACCTCAACTACACATGATTTAACAGGTTTCATGGACACGCCATCAACAAGCGAACAACTAAAATATAAAAATATGGAGAAAGATTTATCACGACAGTTATATTTACCTTATGAATCTGACATCAAGTCAACTGATACAGTAACATTTGAAAATGTGAAATATCGTATTATTGGCGACATCGAGGACCAGGGCGGACAACATGAAGCGATAAAGATTCCATTAAGTCGTATATGAATAGCATTGTTAAAGGTTTGAAACAGTTTCAGAAGCGTGTTGAGGCAGATGTAAAAAAAGGTATAGCAGAAACGACGATGACACAGTTTAATGAATCGTCTACACGTGTACCAGTCGATACATCTTCACTTAAGAATAGTATCGGCTATGACTTTGAAAATGGTGGTTACACAGGCATTGTTTCAGTCGGTGCAGAACATGCAAAGTTTATCGAATGGGGAACAGGTATCTATGCAGAAGGACCAGGTGGCTCACGAGCTAAAAAAATACCATGGTCCTACCAAAAAGACGGTAAATGGTATACGACTTACGGTATGCCTGCACAGCCTTTCTGGTATCCTAGCTTACACATTAGCAGAGATTACTTTAACAGTTACTTTAACAGGAAGTGATTAAATGAGATTTCCATCAGCAGAGCAAGAGTTACTTCGTGGCATCATGAGTAACTTACTGCAATCAAAATTAAATACGTTATTAAATGGTGAAATACATGACAGAGTAACTGAAAATATAGGTGTCGATGCGAATGGCAATAAAATACCGAAATTTAGTTATATCGTTGTGGGCGAGAGTGACGCAACTGAAACTCGTGGCACCAATGCTTACACTGAATCAATTTCAGTTACGGTACATGCATATCACAGAAATAACGAAAAGCCATATCTTGCGACTGATAGTACACGTCAGTTGCTGCGAGATGTGGTTTATTTTTTAGAAGAAAAACCACTACTACCAAACGCGAAAGTAATTCATATCAAAAAAGAGATGCAGCAAGTATTCACTGATATTGATAGAGAAACGATGCATGGTGTAGTGAGAATGAATTATACAGTCGCACACAATGTGCGATACAAATAATAAGGAGATGATTAAATGGCAGCAAATAATTGGACAGTAGTAACGATTCCAACAAAAGTATCACAAGCACAAGCTAAAGCAGCAGATTACGCTATTTCTGCATCAACTGAAATTGGTCACGAGATTGAGAATAACCTTAAAGAACGTTTGGTTGGTAATAAAAAAGATTGGTTTCAAGAATCATTCGAAGAAACAATCGAGATTACATTCCCTTACGATTCAAATGAGAAACGTGATCAAGAACTTGTTGAAGCAATTCAACGTGGGGAGCAGATGCGTACATGGTTAATTAATAATAAAGTGGTGACGTATACAGACAATTCAACAGGTTCACCAGTTGAAAAAGAAGGTCATAATTCTGTATTCGCTTATATCATACCTGAATCACGTTCACTTAAGATTGATGATGAGTCTGAAGAATTAGAAGCATCATTCAAAGTGAAGTTAAATTCAGCGCGTGGCAACGAGCCTAAATTACCTGAAGTAATTTTAGACGCATCTATCGCTAAACAAGTACTGTACGAAACAATCGGACAGGAAACCGGCGACTACGAAGATGTAGCGTACCAGAACGCACCAACAGTTTAATTTTAGGGAGCATTAGCTCCCTTTTTTTATTTGTCAAAAATATATTTATAAAGGAGCAATAACATGTCAAATCAAATCACAATCAACAATCATATCTATCAAGCAAAAGGTAGCGTAGCTTTCTCACGTACTGCGAAATTGTATGCAGGTAAAACTGAACACAAAGGTAAAGAGGTTGAATCAGATGGTGTTGTAAGTATCTTTATGGGCTTACTACAACAAGATGTAGAGAAACTAATTCAATTCTGGCATTGCGCAACTTCCCACGAGAAAAACAATAAACTCACATTTGATGAAATCGAAGAATTTTTCATGGATGAAATCGATAAAGGTACAGACATGCTCGAATACTTCAAATCAGCATTAGAAGTATTAAATGAAGGTGGATATTTTAAGGGAAAGATGAAGACGTACTGGTTCATGATGAACACTTCAGCGAGAGCGAAATCGAAAGAAGAAAAAGAAGAATCACTGGCGCAAGTGGAAATGTTCAAGAATCTGTATCAAGAAATCACAGGCAAAACACCTTACGAAATCGCCAAGTAGTTGATTTTGATTACATTGTAGAAACAACTTCTCGCATGATTGGTTACATACCTTTAGACGATTTACTCTGCATGACATTAAAAGAATGGGAGCTAATGATTAAAGGTGCAAGACATAGACGTTTAGACGCTTTAGAAGATTTAAGGCTACAAGCTGTTATGTATGCTCGAATGACAAACGGTAAGGATATTAAAGATATTAACCGTAAGTTAGAAAAAGAACGTGCGTTAATCAATCAGACTGAGGGCTCTTATGAATTAGATCAGAAGAAGAAAAAATGGGAACGTAAACAGATTCGTAAAATTCAAGATGCTGCAATGCAGAAATGGATTGACGAACGAAACAAAGCAAACAGAAAGGAGCGATAGCGTATGGATATGGCTGAATTCGTTGCTAAAATCATGGCAGATATTGACGACTTTGAACGTGATATCAAGAAGGCAATGGCAATGGCAACTAATTTAGATGACGATGTTGTGGTAGACATCGAAGCAAATATCAACAGCTTTAGACGTGACTTGTTAAAAGCTGAGGCACTAGCGAAACGTTTTGAAGCAGACGATATCGAAAAACAGGTTGAACTCAAGACAAATAAATTCATGGCAGCGTGGCGACAGATTCAAAGCGCCAACGATAAATTCAGTGGAGATATGGACGAACTCGCTAACAGTATACGTTCGTTCGGCACTGTAGGCGCTAACGTAATCAAAGGTGGTTTACTATCTTCATTCACTGCAATAATACCTATTGTTGCAGCATTAGTACCGGCCATCATGGCAGTAGGTAACGCTTTAGCAGTTGTCGGTGGTGGTGCTATAGGTTTATATGGTGCGTTTGCAATCTTACAAGCAGGTGCTTACGCATTCGGCTTCATGGCATCAACAGCTATTAAAATGTTAGAAGATGGGCTTATTCAAGCGAGTAGTGCAACACAAGCGTATCAATCTGCTTTAGACGGTTTAAAAGGTAAGTGGCAAGAGATAGTTTCTCTAAACGCAGACGGTATTTTCACCACAATGGCTAATGGCATGAATGCTGCAAAAGTAGCATTAGAGGGCTTAACACCATTTTTAAGTGGTGTAGTTACCACGATGCAGAACGCTTCGTCTGAGATGTTGAAATGGGCGCAAACAAGCTCAACTGCACAAAAGTTTTTCGAGATGATGGGTACGACAGGTGTATCTGTATTCGAAAATGTTATCGGTGCAATTGGTCGCTTTGGAAATGGCTTTCTCAATCTTGTAAATCAACTAGCACCATTATTCGACTGGGTAGGTAAAGGTTTACTCAATATGGGTACTCAATTCGATGCCTGGTCGCAAAAAGTATCTACTGCGCAGGGTATACAGAATTTTATCGCTTACGTTCAAGAAAATCTCCCTAAAATAGGAGAAATATTCGGTAATACATTTGAGGGCATCTTCAATCTATTTAAAGCATTCGCACCAAACTCACAAACAATATTTGATTCTCTAGTACAGATGAGTGCAAAGTTTGCCGAATGGAGTGCAACGATTGCAGCAAGTGACGGTTTCCAGAAGTTTATCGAGTATGTGCAAACTAATGGTCCAACGATCATGGGATTAATCGGTAGTATCGTAATGGCTATTGTTAACTTCGGTATTGCAGTTGCTCCACTTGGACAGGCAGTGTTACAACTGGTTACAGCTTTTACTCAATGGGTAGCGAAGATGTTTGAAACGCATCCAATCATTGCACAAATCATGGCTGTTATGATTACGTTGCTTGGTGTTTTCATGCAAATCATGCCAGTTATATTTTTGTTGAAAAACACTTTTACTCAATTATTAATTCCTTTATTTAATATCATGCGTACAAGCGCAATGGTAACAAATGTACTTAAATTGTTGGGTATAGCTTTTGCAGGTATCTCATGGCCAGTTTTAGCAGTCATCGCAGTAATTGGTACTTTAATTGCAGTATTCGTACATTTATGGCAAACAAATGAGGGCTTCAGAACAGCTTTAATAACAGCGTGGGAGTTTATAAAGTCATTCTTTATATCGGCAGTTGAAACGATTAAAACAGCTTTAATCAATGGATTTACAACGATGTTTACAACAGGATTGAGTATATTCTTGAATTTACAATCAGGACTTGCATCCGCTTGGGAATCTATTAAGAGTGCTTTTAGTACAGGTGTCAATGCAGCACTTCAATTCTTAACATCGGGCTTTTCTAACATGATTAGCTCAGCGATTTCGTGGGCATCCCAATTTATCAGTAACATCATCAATGCGATGTCACAATTTGTGTCTCAGATTATTAGTGGTGGCTCTCAAGCAGCATCATCTTTACTGAGTTACTTAAGTCAGATGATTTCATCTGTAATTGATTTTGCTTCACAACTCGTGTCACAAATCGTATCAGCTATGTCTAACTTCGTATCTGAAATTGTATCAGGTGGTTCTCAGGCAGTTAGTGCATTGTCTAGCGCTTGTTCTGAAATGATTAGTACAGCGACCGGTTTTGTAGGCGATATGGTCAGCGCTGGGGGCCAGTTAATCATGGGTATGGTTAACGGTATACGGGAGAAAGCAGGAGATTTAGTAAATGCTGCAGCTGATGCAGTTGGTAACGCAATTAACGCAGCTAAATCAAAACTCGGTATCGCATCGCCATCTAAAGTATTTAGAGAAATCGGTGCATTCACGTCTGAGGGTATGGCTATCGGTATTACTGATAACGCACGAATGGCAGTCGCTAGTGTGACTGAAATGGCAAAAGAAATGATAGATGCTTACAACCCTGACTTCGCATCAGTCAATGCAAGTATGAACAAAGATTTGGGCTCTCTCAATAAAGATTTACGTAATACAGTTGATGCAGATATTTCAAGTGGTGTAGACGTAGCAAGACCAGTTGTTAACGTAGCTGTACACAATGAAGGTGATGCAGAGATGATTAGAAGTTACGTAAACACAGAAGATGCAATCGATGAAAGTTTAGCTTTCTAAAGGAGTGAATGTATGAATTATATAGATGCAGAAATAGTTAAAGGTACAAAGAAATATAAAATATCTGATAATGAATTGACAGGCACTTCTTTAGAGGTGCTTTCTTTTATTGTTGGAAAAGTAAAAAAACGTAGTTATTTTAATTCAATCGACGGACGTTTAGGACGTGTGAATTACGGTATTGAAGATGAGCATAGAACGATACGTTTAACGATACAAGTGAATGCTTATGATGAGTATGACATCTCACATTTACGAGATGAGATATTTAATTTATTTGATGGTGAATTTTATATTCGCGAAATGAGAAATAGTAAGACGGAAGTCAAGTATGAAAGTATTGGATCGCGTACAGATGACATGAATTTAGGTACATCTGAATATGTGAACGGTAAAAGATATCTCGTTGCATTAGTAAGTGATTTTGATATAGCAGATTTACAGAAAAGTGAGTTTGTAATCGAATTCGAAACAGTAACACTACCTTTTGCTGAATCAACTTACACAACATTAGATTTGCACAATAACAAATTTAATAGTGAAACTGAAATATTTGGATATGCAGATGGCATTAATGACGAAATGCAAGATTATATCTTTAAGACAAATATTTTCAGTCTGTGGAACGCTGGTAATGTAACAGTAGAACCTGAAACAATGTTTTTAAAAATACAATTAAGAGATTGCATTTCAAACGGTAATTTGACGATTCGTAATAAAACGACAGGAGAAACATTCGTTTATTTCCCGAAAATTGACTATACAAGACACTATACACTTGAAGGTATGACATTTTTAAGTGCGAATACGAATGTATTACGAGATACGAATTTACAATTTATCAGTTTGGCCCCTGGTAAAAACGACTTTGAAATACTCAACTGTACATTTAGTGCGGTAACATTTGATTTTAGATTTTATTATAAGTAAGGAGTGTGGATAAATGGAACCACTACAACTAGATGGCATATGGAATAGAAGCGACAGAACAGAGATAATGAAGATAGTAAACTATTTAGTAGGTCGAGTAAAACAGTTGCCTGATTCGCCTGACGAAGTGACACAAGCAATTAACGACATGATAGCTAATATTCAAGCGAACGGTACGATATATGCGAACGCAGGACAATTATATCCGATGCAGTCGAAGGACGGAACTCGTTATAGCGTTTTTGACAATGCAGTATTAGACGTTAAAGTACACTATGCTGATACTAACGCATTATACAGACT